AGGTGAGCCCAATATTTGTGGAGTAGATAGTGGTGGTCTTTTATTTCGTTCTCCAGGACTGGTTGCAGGATCTGAGGGAATACTATCAGCTGCTCTTTTCTCCCTTTGACTCGTTGGAGCTCGGAGTCACCGACTCGGATCTCTCGGGTATTGATCGAGACATCTTCCCAGGTGAGGTGGAGGAGCTCGGACCCTCTGAGCCCAGTGTGTCGTAGGACGTGGTGAGCTAGTCTTAGCAATCTCCAGCGCTTGCCTTCCTCTTTCTTCCCTTCCAGATAATCTTCCAGTTGATCCAATTGTTGTTCCTTAAATGCAGCAACAGGTTTGGAGACTTCTCTGAGCATCTTGACCTCGACAGGCTGGGTCTTGGATCTGGCTGCAGACCAATTGGAGTAGACACGTACTGCTCGCAGGTAGCTATTGATACTTGCCTCAGATCGACCAGCTGCTTTTTCGTTGCTGATTAGTTGCTGAATCCCTTTCTCAGAGAGCTCAGGGAGTTTCTGTAGAGCATTCTTATAATCTCTATAGGTATTGGGGGAGCGAGTGTTGAAGATCATCTGAAGAAAAGCATCTCGTTCATCACTGGGGAGGACCTGGTCATTATCCTGATATAATTTCTCGAGCAATTGATTTTTCCGCTGCTCAGATCGCCCACAGATCTGTTTTAGTTCCTCAACGGATATCAGAGTAACCTCCTTACCCGTCTCGTGATAGCGACCGATGTAGACGTTTCTGCTCGGATGTTGGTAGATACGAACTTTTTTTCTTCCCATTTACGTCATTCTGACGATCAAGGCGACTCGTCCGATCAAGCCAAAGTCACTCCCATCATCTGGAGATACGGTCATCTCTCTATACTGCGGATTGTCTGAGATGATCCGTATTAAATTAAACTCTTTCTGTAATCGTTTTACAAAAGCCGAGTCCTCGACTCTGATCAGATAGAGCCCGTCACTAGTATAGCCACTGCTAAACTCCACACCGACAAAATCCCCGTGAGCGATCGTAGGCCACATTGAGTCTCCCTCCACTTTGACCAGCCCAACTTTCCCATTTTCTGGAAGCCACTGCTTAGGGATCTGGAGCTCCTGTTTCACGTGCTCGATCCCTTGATACTCCCCGTGTCCTGCGGATACCCGGACGTTGTACTCAGGGACTTCTCGATATTGGCTAGTTGATAATTTCTCATTAGCAGGAATGTGCAAAGAAGGTTTACTTAAAAATTCTTCTAAAATCTTTACGTCTGCACCTTCCCGCACAAACAAATCGCGGATTTCTATTAGATCTATTGTCCCTCTGATCTTTTTCGCATTAAAACTCGCAGGAGATTGCCGCAAATTCCTTGCTAGCTCAGCATCTGAGCGAATTTTGAGGGTTTTTTTTATGAAATTAACTAGTGGTGTTTGATTCATCTTTTTTATTAGAAGTTTAGAATTTTAAAAGTGAATCTAAATGCACTTATAAAATTCCCCCCCTGTAAAAATTAAGTAACAGTTTTGATAAAAGAGCAAATGACTATTGACAGTTAAAAAATATCAATATATATATTTTGATATCAACAAACAAGGCCCAGCAGGCAACTCCTCCCTCTTGCCTTTCAACATTGACGTTGAAACTGGGCCTCCTCTCTGACTGGAGTCAGATGCCAGAACTAAATCAAAAAACATTAAAAGATTGTTTGATTTGCTACAAGCCTCTTCCGAAGTACCGAGTGAGTTTCTGCTCTCCGGAGTGTCGCTCTAAGCAGAGGACTCTCAAACGGAAAGTCAGCATTCAGTGCGCTCACTGTAAAGCAGACTTCTCATTCGTAATGACGAGCTCTCAGAACAGTCGTCGATACTGCGATGACTGTAAACGGATTAGTCGCTCCAGGTCCAGAAGTGCGATGAGGGAGATAATGAAGAGTCGTAGAAATTACGAGAGTGACGATTGTTATGCGCCTGCCTGGAACCCCGCTCGGGAGCTTCCTGATTGGATCGGGTCCGCAACGGACCCACAGCCGATCGAGGGTAGTGATTTCCTGGAGGAGATCCAAGCCTACCTGTCAAAGGGGGGATCTATTCAACGCCTACCTGTGATGCCTGCAGATGTCACAGGACACGGTGATCACCAGGTTTTTTTAATCGGAGTAAAAAATGACCAGTGAGATCAATGAAGTTCAACTCAAACAGAAAAGGTCGCTCTGCGGACAAGGCCCAAAGCGTGGGGAAGATCCTAAAGACAGTCTGGTCCCCAGAGGAAGGCTGGCTGCGTTGGTCACCCAAGCGTGGCGACTATATCGATAATGATCAGGCTCTAGTAGAGGAGGAGCGTTGGCAAAAAAACTTAGCGAGCTCATCGCAAAAGATAAACGAAATCGACCGCTCAAGGTCATCATCCAAGGAAAGCCCAAGAGCGGCAAAACCACCCTCATCTCATCGTTCACTCGAGCGCTTCTTGGAGACGTTGAGAAATCAGCGGAGAGGTACGGATTCCCAAGACTAGATTGGGCAGGCTGTGACCTATTCACAATCCTGGATCAGATCAAACTGCTCTGGAGCGAGCCTCACGAGTTCAAGTCTTTTTTTATTGATTCAGCTGACTGGCTAGAGCAGATCATCTGGCGACAGGTCCTGCTGGACACCTTCCGGGAGCAGGCCAAGGACAAGACGATTGACGATATTGGATTTGCCAAGGGGAGAGTCGCAGCTGTGCGCTATTGGCAACAGGTCCTGACGGCTCTGGATTATCTCCACGAGAAGATGGATATGCACGTTGGATTTGTTGTTCACAGTCAGAAGAAGACCGTCAAGGACCCACTGCTTCCTGAGTACGATCGCTGGGAGCCTAAGCTCGACCAGCGAGCGAGTGGGCTACTGACAGAGTGGGCAGAACTTATCGGATTTCTTACACTCGATTCTGAGGTCTCCAGGATTGCTGGCAAGGATAATGTGGAGCTTACCCAAAAGCGAGTATTACACGTCATTGAGACGGGTAAATACCTCGCTGGTAATCGCTTTGGGCTAGTCGATCCAATTGAGGATCCAAGCTTCCAGCGGATTGCAGACCTAATCAAATGATTAGCTCGTTGCTCAAGGAGCGCATCAAGCGCACCCTTGGCAACAACACAAATATCCTCCGACTTGCTGATCGTGGTGATGTCTATATCCGATCAATTGAATGCTCTGAATGCGGGAGGCTCAAACCTCTCTGGAGGATCAGTATACGGCAGGAGGATTACTGGTTTTGTAATGAGGAGTGTATCGGGAATTACTTCCCAGAAAACGATGATTCCGATGCTATGACTTTGTCAGAACTACGGACTGAGCTATTTGGTCCTACGGTTGGGTTCTCTAACCGATTCTCAGCTGAGTTGGGTTGGCTTAACAGAGACCGCTTTGGGAATAATGATTTTTGAATGATTTATTTCGCATTCAGCCCCAGTCGCAAGGAAGTAAAGATTGGGTACACCGATGGGCCGATTAAAAAGCGCTTAACAAATCTTCAGACGGCTGCGCCTGATATTTATATCATCGCAAAGGCTTTTGGAGGTCTTGATGAGGAAAAGTACCTTCACCGTAGATTTGGACATCTCAACGTCTCTCGTGAGTGGTTCCGGTACGAGAAGGAGATCGCCAAATTTATTGAAGATTTAAATAGCAATCAAAAGATCCCTCTGTGGCTTGAAGCAGAGGTGTCTTACGAGAAGACTCGGCAGTCTTTTATGCCAAAGTCTTGGGTTCTTTTGCTCCAGGAAATTTTAGCATCTCCGGACCAGTATTTTATTACTGAGAAGGAGAAAGAGTTCCTAGATGGGATGAAAGCTAAATTTTTAGATCCCTGGTTAGGTGATTCGGGGAGCCCTGGAGTTATTTACGCTCCCAGTGCAAAGCAAAAGCAATGGGTACGCGACATTTCACAGAGGAAATATGCTCAACCACGCACACCAAGAATTAAAGAATGTCCTGTTATTAAACCCAACCCAGGCTCAGAACAGAGCCAATTTAGAGGAGAGGGATTCGAAAGCTGAACCTAACCCAGACGATTGGAGGATTGAGTGGGTGAAAGATGTACATCCTCAACTGAGAGAGGAAGGGGTGGAGGTTGTTGGCCTCGATGAGCTCAGAAAGCTCTCTTATGATGAGATGTATTCAACTTATAACAAATTTAGAAGTGTTTTTAAGGCGAGACAGCAATACCTGGCATTTTTGATAAGACACAACCTTGTAGATGAATTTCGAAGAGACTTCTCTAATCCAGATTTTGATTTCTTAGATTGTATCTTTAAATACCAATATTTTTACCGAGGTTTAATAAGGATTGCCTCAATTGATCTGAGGATTGATGTCCCAAAAAGAAGTTTTAAAGATATAAAATCAATAGAATCAAAAAAGAACACAAGGTTTGATTATGAGGTCTTGGAAGCAAGAATTCAGAAGCTAGAAAATGATTTTGATGGCTTAGTCTCTATGTTGGGAGACTATTTTGGGAAACTAGAACATTTACGAGTAAAGGAAACGGATGAGTGAAACCGTCTTATTTGACCCACAAAACACAAACGTGGAGGTTCGAGATCGGATCCTCCAAGCTGGAAATTACACTGGTACGATCGAAACGTTCGAGCTCCTGGAGCCTCTGGAGAAGGGTCAGCAGTATCAGATCACCTTCCGAGGGGGTGACGGTACAAGCAGGCGAAGAGGCTGGATTGGACACGAGAATCCAGCAGCTACGCAGATTGGTCACGAGTTTCTGGCGAGAGTTTTTCAAGCGGTTGGGGTTACGGATAAGCTCACGCTAACGAATGGGAATAAGCTGCTTTCTGGTAAGCCGATCAGCTTTGCCGTAAGAGGCACTGGACAGATGAAAACTAGCGAGCGTACGAAGAAGCAGTACGAACAGACAGAAGTGAAGTACGTATCAGCTGAGAAGGCTGGGCTTCCTCCTTTCGAGGAGGAGCCTGCCTGGGAAGAGTCTTACGGGTCTGGACGAGGCCCTTGGTAAAAACCTGGGAGGGTAAATTCTGGGGCAGCTTTGCGCCACCGAGGGGGTGGACACCAGTCACTGCCACGATACCACCAGATCAAGCGATAGAGTTAGCATCACTCAAGCTCCCTCCCAAAATTCGAAGGTCTAATGGATAGACGTGTACAAGTGCTCTTCACTCTCTCTCAGGAGACGGTGGCAGAGCTAGAATCAATTCCAAAAGGTGAGCGCTCACGATTCGCAGAGCGAGCGCTTAGGAGGGAACTTGGAAGCAAAGAATCTACTGGAAAAAGCAGTTCGAGATCTGCAGGAAAGTCGATCGGCAAGACAGAGAGCTCAGGTGGCCTGGGCGAGTCCGACCGACGAGCCAAGGGAAGAGGTTGAGCAATTGTCTCTTAATGATCAGGACACGAGCTCTGAGGAGCCTGTTGGAGAGCCAGTAAAGTCGAAGAGACGCAAGGACAAGATCTTTGAGGATGTGGCCTCCTTCTGTGCAGATATGACGGTCCCTCCACAGCTGATTGACGGTGTGCTACCAGAGGACTCGGTAGTAGCTCTGTTTGGTCAAGCCAACTGTGGAAAGTCTTTTTTGGCAATCGATCTGGCCTGTTCTGTGGCTACTGGGTTGTCCTGGCAAGGGAGAGCAGTGTCTGAAGGTCCGGTGATCTATCTGGCTGGTGAAGGCAGATCTGGACTACAGAAGAGAATCAACGCCTGGCAGGAACAGTTTGGAGTGATACAGCCTCATCGAATGCAGGTTTCGACGAGAGGAGCTGATCTGACAAATGAGGGAGATGTCAGTGCAGTCAGTGATGCCTTAAAGAGTATCACCAAGCGTACTGGTGAGGATCCTAAGCTAATCGTGATCGATACCTTGGCACGACACTTTGGAGAGTCTGATGAGAGCTCTACGAAGGATATGAATAAGTTTGTAGGGCTATTGGATCATCTGAGACGCAGCTGGGACTGTACTATCCTGATCATTCACCACTCTGGAAAGGATGAGTCCAAGGGGATGAGAGGGGCAGGTTCCTTGAGGGCTGCAGTAGACGTAGAATATTCCCTGACAAATCAGGACGGTATCCTGACCTTGGCTTGTACGAAGATGAAAGATAGCTCGATCCCAGAGGCAATTGTGCTCCAGTTGGGAGAAGTACAACTGGAGAGTGTAGTGAAGCCAACAGGAGAGCCTGTGACTACGTGTATCGTACGAGGTCAGGGAGAGGAGAAGAAGGTCAAGGGATCATTGCAGGGAAGCGCTCTGACGTTCTGGGAGAGCTTTCTGGAAGTGGAGAGAGCAGCCAGACTGCTCAGTGAGAGTGAGGATCAGGTTCCGCTTTGGTACTTGATCAAGAACGTCAATCAGATCTGTGGGAAGAAGGGGATTAGTCGCTCGATGCTTTCTCATCTGAGAAGCAACTACCGGGATCTCTACAGTGAGCTCCACTCTCTCCTTTCCTTTGAGGGAGAGTACGTTGCCAGACGCTCTGCAATTGATGTTTCACTGAATGTTTAACTAGAGCTTAAACATTGTTTAACTGTTTAACCAAGTCCCTATACGCAGTGTGTTTACGAGTTTGTTTAACTGGGGGTATATATCTCTCCCCCTTAAGGGGGGAGATATACCAGTAAACAGTAACACCCGTAGGACTCCAAACGGATTGTTTCAACAAATGGCAGGCAACAAATGGCAGGCAACCCACTCAAGAAGAAAGATACCAAGATTCGTAATTTTCTGGCGAAGGCAAGATCTCCTGAGTTCTGGGAGAAGTTCTGGGAAGAGGTCGCTGCCAGTGAATCCAGAGGGAAGTACCGGGATGTTCTGGATAAGCACAAGATCCCCTACAGCTACTTTGACGAGTACGTGGCGAAGTTCCCTGCTGTGAAGGAAGCCGAAACCAAGGCTCTCCACAAGAGAGATGCTCGCAGAAGTGCTCACACTCTCTCGAGGATTACCGAGAAGCAGTCCCAGAGCGTGGAGGAAAGGCTAGATCGCGGAGAGATCGTAGACTTTCGGGAGGTTAAGGTCACGGCTGATATCAACCGGGATACTGCCAGGATGCTGGATCCTCAGCGATATGGGGAGAAGCAACAGGTGAATGTGACGAATCTCAGCTTTGAGTTTCTCAAGGCTCTCAAGGAGGCGAACGCAGAGCAGTCGCCTAAAATTGTCAATCCAGGGAAGGAGCTAACCAGTGGAAACGATCACGATGATTCATCAGGACGGAGACGAGATCACGACTTTCTCGATGACTTTCGAATCGATCAACAGTGATGAGTTGGAAGATTATTTTTCCAGAGCTTGTCAGGCACTGGGTCACTGCTGGGTCAAGGCGGTGGAGGTCCACGGAGAGACGCTCGCTCAACGAGCGGAGCTCCTCGCAGAGATCGCCAACAGGACTCTCCCGAGCTACGAATAGTGTTGGGTGGAGACCAACAAGTGAATCGTGGGTTGTGGATAGATGTCAATCGAGAGCCTCTCAGCAGGCGTGTAGAGAGGCGTTTTCGTAAAATGAGGGATAACCCACTGATGGTTTGTCACAGCCCTGTGGTGAGCGTTCTGAAGCCTTGTAGGAGGTGTCAGACGTATAAGCCAGATAAGATGCCGTATTATCGGGAAGGTCAGGCTCTCTGTCGAGCCTGCCAGCGATCGCTGAAGAGATAGGGTTGCCAGTGGTCCCTTAAAACACTGGGCGAGTCTAGGCAACTCGCTGGAAAGGACACTTGCTCGGTGTCCAGAGCTCCGGACTGGGAAATGGGATTCCACGGTCCGGATGCTCGCTCTCAGTCAACGAATGGAAAGGCGAAAATGAAAGATGACCAGACTTGCTTGGGGTGTAGGTTCTTTGTGGAATCAAGGGATGCTGTACACGCTGGGTTGGGATACTGCAAGAGATACGCACCAAGACCTAGGATGTACAAAGTTGTCTTTATTACCAATGACATAGATCGAATGGCTATTTGGCCTTTGGTACAGCGGGATGATTCCTGTGGAGAGTGGGAGGAAAAGGAAGGGGTAGGATATAAGGCGTTGGTTGGTGCTGGTGAGGGAGCTAGTGAGGGAGAAGTGTTGGGGGAGTAAGGGAGTAGTGAGGGAGTAAGGTGTAGGGGGAGGTAAAGGGTGAGGTAAAAGGTGAGGGAAAGGGTGAGGTGTAGGCCGCTGTGCTGTTACCGACTGATAATATTTCAGCGCTTATCCGCGCTCGTTCATCTTATCTGAATTCCTCGCTAGCCCAGTAAATATCAGGGGTAAAGCAGTAGAATCTATATGTTCGATAATATATCTTAACGAACTTATAGGCTGGTTCGGTGGCTATATAAGGAACCGACATCCTAGGTTTTATGCGGAATTTTTTTGATCAGTGGGGTACTAGCCAACAAACTAGCCAACAAACCAGGGTTGCTGCAGCGACAAGCTCCGAGAGCCCCCCAGGGGGCCTCGGATTAGGGTACGGGGTGGAGATCTACAACCCCACACCTCCCAAATTTTCCTACACCCAGAACATATGAAGCCGACCTACGGATCCCATCACAGACGTTTTTTCGAGTGGCTCAGTCAACAGCAGGACCGGAAGGATCCGATTGGCAACCTAGCCAGGACGGTCCTAGAAGCATCCAACGAGGACAGTCTGAAGAACGGAGAAGAGTATTGGGACCGAGCCTGGTCGGAGTATTACCATCACCAACCCCCCCCCTACCCGTAACCTGGGAAACGATGCCTCCCTCTGAAAATTTTTGGAAAATTGAGACCGTACCGAGACAGAACAGGCGAGAGACACGGCAAGTTGAGGATCTTACGCAAGATCAACGAAGGACCGGAGTTTGAGCGGATCCGCAGATACTCGTCAGGAGCGGTTTGGCTTTGTAGGTGTGACTGTGGGGTGATCAAGGGAATCAGTGCAGAGAACATCAAGCGGGGGATTGGCAGTTGTGGCTGTTCAACGGACGCAATCAACGAGACTGGGAACCGATACGGCAGGTTGGTGGTCCAGGAGCAGGCGATCTCAGGAGAGTCGTTTGAGCGTTTCCGCAAGCGTGGAGGAGAGGGAGCTCTCTGGAGGTGTCTTTGTGACTGTGGAGAGGAGAGTTTTGTCAGGGGAGCCGCCTTGCGATACGGGAGCTCGAAGAGTTGTGGATGTTGGCAGGAGGATTCGACCTCAATCGCTTGTTCTCTCCACGGTCCTCCGATCCTGGTGATCGAGGACCGGATGAGTGCAGAACGAATAGAGAAAACGTGGCTTTCCAGGCAACAGGGGTAGAGCTCTACCGAGTTCGTTAGCTCTCGGTGTCCTCCCTTAGCAAGTGAGCTCTGAATTCATTGCCTCTGCAAGCAATTTCTGTCTTGGCAGTACGCTCCTGGGAAGCCCTTCAACTGGAGAATCTTTGGAAAAGGTTTTGTTTGATCCG